CTTGCCATCGAAAGCAACCCGAGAACACGGGAGATGTATGCCAAATTCAACATCCCGTGCTTCTGGGTGACCGAAGAAGGAACCTGCCTAACCGAGGGGACACGGATCGTCAAACGACTGCCGCGTTGACACCCGGCACGCGGGCATGAGTGATGCCCCTCGTGATGAAGTGGTGCCCCGTGGCGCCTGGCAGTTCGATCAGGAAGTGACCGCCGTGTTCGACGACATGCTGCAGCGCAGCATCCCGCAATACAATGCGATGCGGGTCGTGACCTACGAGGTCGGCGGGAAGTTCGTGCAACCCGGCACGGCCATCATCGACATGGGATGCTCCCGCGGTCAGGCGCTCCTGCCCTTCGTATCCAACTTTGGCGACGCCAACACCTATGTCGGCCTTGAAATCAGCGAACCGATGATCGAGGCGGCCAAGGGAAACTTCGCCAGGCACCCGCACGGTGAGCGCGTCACCATCCAGTCTGCCGACCTTCGCCACGAGTTCCCCGGCGTGACATCCAGCCTTGTGCTCTCGGTCCTCACGCTGCAATTCACCCCCATCGAATACCGCCAGCGCATCATCCGCCGCGTGTTCGATTCGCTGGCACCCGGCGGTGCCTTCATTCTGGTGGAAAAGGTGCTCGGTGCCACCGCCGAACTCGACGAGGCGTTTGTCGATCTCTTCCTCAGGATCAAAAAGGAGAACGGTTATTCCCAGAGCCAGATCGACCGCAAGCGGTTGTCGCTCGAAGGCGTGCTGGTTCCGGTCACCGCCCGCTGGAACGAGGAGATGCTGCGCGAGGAGGGCTTTGCCTCGGTCGATTGCTTCTGGCGGCACCTCAATTTCGCCGGGTGGGTGGCTGTGAAACCGTCGTAAGGCAAAGGTTCCCCTTTGTTCTTGCTGCGGCACCGGAGAGTTGGCAGCGTAACGCCCGGTGAATCCGAAATTCAGCGAATTGGACAAGGTGCGTGTCCGTTACGAGAGTGGACCGCTGGAAGGCTATGTCGTAGCAATCGAAAAACAGGAAGGACGCTGGGTTTACGAGATTTCCCATCCGGAAGAACAAGACTCCGCCGCAAGCTGGGACAATTGGGTGCCGGAAGAGTGGCTGGAATTGGTGAAGTGACGCCACCTGTCGTGCTGGGTCCGCTTGACAACCGCCATGCGGCATGGAGCCGAAGGAACTGCCACCCGATGTTGCGGAAAAAATCCTCGACGCCGACTTTCAGAACGTCGTTAGAAAAGTCGCGGCAGGGAAGCCACTCACCGTAGCCGAACGATCACGCATTGAGGCGCGGGCGGCGGGCAGCACGGAATCCCTCGCCTATGCAAAGACGCTGGTGGAACTCGCCGCCGTAATGGGCGTGACCCGTCGAACGCTTAACGCCTGGCAGAAAATGGAGGGTTCGCCGAAACCCATATCCAACGGACTCTGGCCGGTGGCCGACTGGCGCGAGTTCGTTCGGGTCCGCGGACTCAAGGTGGGCAAAACACCGGTTGGCAACGAGGAAGCACTCAAGGCACGTAAGTTGCTGGCCGAGGTGGAAGAGAGGGAATTGAGGATCGCGGTAAAAAAGGGCGAGTATGTCCCGATCCATCAGGTCAGAACCGAATGGATCGGACTGGTCGCCCAGGCCACCTCCATCCTGCGTGCGAAATTCGAGAACGAATTGCCACCGATTCTATCAGGTCTCGACGCCACCGGCATCCAGCGGGAATGCCGGAAGGCGATAGATGAGGTGCTCCGTTGCATGCACGAATCATGAAAATCCTGCACGACATCTGGCGCGAGGCGTGGCAACCACCCGACCGGCGGCCACCTTGGGAATGGTGTGAGGATCATGTCGAGGGCATTCCGTATTCACCCAACCCCGGCCGATTCCGTTCGGAAAACTCGCCGTGGATCCGCGAGGTCATGGAGGCATTGGTCGATCCGCGTGTCCGTCTTGTGTCCATCATCGCGTCGGTTCAGTCGTCCAAGACCACTGCCCCGGAACTCACGCTCTGCTATATCATCACCAACCTACCCGGTCCCGCGTTGTGGCTAGACCAAACCGACGAGGATGCCCGCGACTATTCCGAGGCGCGGTTGCAAAAGCTCTTCGACCAGTGCGAGCCGGTGGCGCGGCTGATGCCCACCGGCATTCACCGGCACAAGCGCAAGAACAACGCCATCCACTTCAACAACGGCATGGTGCTCTGGATTCTGGGGGCGCACAACAAGACGAACCTGCAGCGCCGCTCCATCCGCTGGCTCGTAGGGGACGAAACCTGGCGCTGGCCGGAAGGTCACATGTCAGAGGCGGAGGCCCGCGTCACCGCGTTCGGCTGGTTGGGCAAATGCATCTTCATGAGCCAGGGCGGCGAGGAGGATGACGACACGCACCGAAAATTTCTAACCACCGACCAGCGCGAGTGGACGTTCGCCTGCCCCGAGTGCGGGCACCGCCAGCCGTTCAAGTGGGAATGCGTCGAGTGGTCGAAGTCCGCCAGGGATGAATTCGGCGATTGGGATTTTGATGAAGTCCGTCGCACCGCCGCCATGCGGTGTGAGTCATGCAACCACCATTTTGATGACGGTGACCGGATGCGGCGCGAACTCAATGCCACGGGCAAGTTCGTCGCGAAAAACCCAAAAGCGTCGAAGGAAAACGTCGGGTTCCATTGGAACGCGCTTTGCGCGATGAGCTGGGGCCAGCTTGCCGAGTTATACCTTCGAGCCAAAGCGGCGGCCCGCAAGGGGGATGTCTCGTTGCTCCAGCAGTTCTATCAAAAGCGGCTCGGCCTGCCGTGGCGAGAATACGTCGAGGATTACAAGCTGGAGATCGTCAAGTCGGGTTACAAGCGCGGCGAAACATGGGAGGAAGAGGGCGCCATCAATCCGAAAACCGGGGGCATCCTCGCCGCACCGTTGCCTGAGCGGGACGGATTGATCCCGCTGCGGTTCATCACGGTGGACTGCCAGATGGATCACCTGTTCCTTGTGGTGCGCTCGTGGTCGGCAGAGGGATCGAGCCGCCTGATGTGGAACGAGCGGATACTGACCTTCACTGACATCGACGTGATGCAGGAACGCTTCGGCGTCCACCCGAGCCTTGTCTTTCTCGACGCCGGCTATGCGACGTATGACGTCTATCGGGAATGTGCCAAGCGCGGATGGGTGGCGCTCATCGGTGACCGCCGCCCGGTCTATGCGCACAAGGGCCGCGACGGCAAGACGGTGCAGCGGTTCTACTCGCCGCGCCGCAAAGTGGTGCTCACGCTCAGGCAAAGTTGTTTCGTCCATTACTGGAGCAACCTGAACATCAAGGACACGCTCGCCCGCCTGCGCCGCAACCAGGACCCGTCGCGTGGGCCGACATGGGAGGTGCCCGACGACATCGACGACGAATTTCTCGCCCAGATGGAAAGCGAGCAGCGGGTGAAGGAAAAGGGCCAGTGGATGTGGAAGCAGATCGGTTCACGACCGAACCACTACTTTGACTGTGAGTCCATGCAGGCCACCGCGGCGACCATGCTCAAGATCATCGGACGGGAATCGGTGGCGAGTGCCCCGGTTGACACCCCGGACGGGGAACCATGAGAACCCTGATATTCCTCGCCACGTTGTCCCTGCTGCTGCCCGCCTGCACCACGCCCCCTCCTGTAAGCGGCAGCATCTCCAACAAGTTCGGCACGCTCAAACTCCTGCCCGACGGCCAAGTCGAAATCGTCATCGAGCCCCGCACCGGCAAGTAAGTCGTAATCCAAAGCACCCCGCCAATCATGAGCGCATCACTTTGGGTCGCGATCCAGCAATCCCTCGGAATCACCGCCGATGGCATTCCCGGCCCCCGCACCGCGCAGGCCGTCGCCGCCAAGCTCGGGATCGACACCACAACGCCAGCCGCCCCGGTTCCGACCGGCGGCAGCATTGACTCCCGATCCGCCACCAACATCGCCACCCTCAGGAAAGACGCACAGGCGAAAGCCCGCGAGTGGCTGCTGAAGTGCCTTGAGGCGGGCATAAACGTGAAGGTCATCTGCGGCACCCGGACCTATCAGGAGCAGGACGCGCTGTATGCCCAGGGACGCACCAAGGCGGGAACCAAAGTTACCAACGCTCCGGCCGGTTACTCATGGCACAACTTCGGCGTGGGTTGGGATTTCGTCGTCTTCGACGCAAATGGTGAGCCGCAGTGGGACAGCCCGCTGATGGAACGCTGCGGCAGGATCGCCGAATCGCTCGGCCTCGAATGGGGCGGCCATTGGACGGGTTTCCAGGACACCCCGCACATCCAAATCAAAACCGGTTGCACGCTGGCTGAAGCACGGCAGCGCGTGAAAGACGGCACCTGGTGGAATTAAGCCATGGCACGCGGACTCTTCATCACCGGATTCACCGTCGCCGAGGTGCTTGGCATCCAACGCCGCGCCAAGGAATTGCTTCTTGAGGGCAAGACCGTCATGAACTGGAACGACGCGGACACTTCCGTCTCGAAGCAGTTCGTGATGCCAGTGGACCAGGTGCTTGAGGAATGCGCCCACGCGCTGCGCATCCTCGATCCGGCCACCTATGGCAAAACCCGCATCGCCACCACTTCATTCATCGACGGCTACCTTCCAAAATGATCAGCTTCAAATCCATTGCTCTCCGATGGCTGCCTCCGGTGCTAGTCCCCAAAGCTTGGGGGTCGCCATTTGAGGCGGCTAACTGGTCGCCCCGTCGTGGCACGGTTCCGGGTGCCTCACCGACCGATGCCCGCAACGAACTCACGCCGGGGGTGCGCACGGAATTGGTTCGCAAGTCGCGCTACCTCCACAAGAACAGCGGTTTCGTCAGGGAGTTGGTCGCCAACATGGCGATCTATTCCACCGGCGACGGCATCCGCGTCCAGGCGCAATCCGCCAACCCGGCATGGAACCGCGCCGCCGAGGATTTCTTCGCCCTGTGGGCGGCCCGCTGTGAGATCACCCGGCGGTTTTCGTTTGAGGAATGCCAGGCGCTCGTCTGCCGCGGGATGGACATCGACGGCGAATACTTCGTCCACAAGACCCGCGATGCCGAGGGTGAACCTCGCATCCAGTTGATCGAATCGCACCGCATCGGCGACGAGTTCGGATCAAAGGAAACCATCGACGGCGTGGGCCTCGACGCATGGGGCGCGCCGGTTTTCTATCGGGTGTTGCAGGATGACGGCAAAGGACGCGACATCCCGGCGCCCTCGATCCTCCATATCCATGAGCCGGAATGGGCCGGTGGCGTGCGCTCGCATCCCTCGATGCAGCACTCGATCAACCATGTGCTCGATGAGATGGAATTGCTCGCCCTGGAGAAGCACGCGGTGAAGGACAACGCCGACGTGGCCCGCGTCCTGAAAACGGCGCGGGGGGAGAT